GGTGTAGGACCAGGTGGTGGTTCTAATCTTGACACTGGTGATCTTCGTAGAAAGTTTAATTTTGGAGACAGAGTTTCTGAATTAGCTTTAGCGCAAGACCCATTCTTTCGATTCTTGTCAAAAGTAAGTAAAAAACCAACGGATGATCCTTCATTCAAATGGACAGAAAAAAGAGGTTCTTATCACAAAAGGTATGCATATCCTGTAGCGTTTAGTAATGACAATGCTACATGGGTAGAAACTTTAGACGGTACTGATATTGATCTTCAATTAAATTCATTTGAAACTGAAGGTACTACTGTTTATGTAAAAATGATGGGTGACTATAAAAATTCTAGCAATGCTCAGAATGTATATGGTAACTCTTCTTCTGAAATCAAAATAGGTAGCGCAGGAACACAACCTTCGTTCTTTATGCAAGGTCAATTAGTTAAAATTAACTTTGCTAACGCAACTGCTTCTATAAGTTCAGCAATGAAAACTGCATCATATTCTGTTGTTAGAATTGATGAAGTAATATTGCAAGACGAAGCAACAAACCCACCAACTGCTCACGCAGAAGGTGAAGCTGCTATTATAAAAGCAACTGTAGTTAAAACTAAAAGTGCAGGTCACGATGTTATTGCTGGTGTAGCTTCTGCAGCTCCAGCAGGTGATTCAACATATAACATTTCTATTGCTGGCGAAGGTGATGCAGCAGGATTAGAAGATTATAGATCTTATGTTGTAGGTACTGCATATGGTGAAGGTACTGGTTATCCTGAAACATGGAAAGACCAACCTTACTCAACAAACTATGGTTTAACTCAAATTTGGAAAACTTCATGTGCTATGTCTAATAGTGCTAGAGCAACTGTTCTAAAGTATGAACCAAATGAGTGGGCTAGAGTTTGGAAAGAAAAACTAATCGAACATAAATATGATATTGAAACTGCTTTATTGTTTGGAACTCAATTTGAAGATTCAACAAACGGTATTCAATATACTCAAGGTGCAGTAGATTATGTTGCAAATTATGGCAACTCTTTTACTTTAGATACATCAACTAAAACTTCTGATGACTTTTTAGATGATATGTCTAATTACCTTGATCCAAGATACAACAATAGTACAGGTACTGTATTCTTTGTTAGCACAGCAGTTTTTAACTGGATGCATAAATTAGGTGGATACTTCAAAAATAATGCTGAAATATCTTCTAACTTTAGAGCTGACTTTGTAATGACAGGTAAATCTAAAATAATGGGTATTGACATTACTACATTCTCTACACCTTATGGTGACATGAACGTAGCAAGAAATATTCACTTAGATGGTACTAACGTTAAAATGCTTGGTATTAATATGAAGTATTGTTTCTATCGTCCTCTAGTAGGTAACGGTGTAAACAGAGATACTTCAGTCTATGTAGGTGTTCAAACACTTGAAAACTCTGGGGTCGACAGAAGAGTAGATTTAATCTTAACAGAAGCTGGTATGGAATGGTCAATGCCTGAATGCCACGCTGTCTGGTTATAAAAGGAGTCTAATTATGGCAAATCCGTTATATGGACAAAATAAAAATGATGATGCTTTAGATTTAGTAAACTCTTCTAATGGAGACGTTTTACAAATAGCATCAAATCCTGCAGTATCAGGTTCTTATGAACTAATTGCAGATGCTGCAAATGATACTACTATTAGTGCATTAGCTTCTGGTAAAGAGTACTATTTTGGTACAAGTACTGGAGCTGTTGGAGCATCTGATGCTGATAACGCATTTACTTTACAATTACCTGTTCCTAAAGGTGCTGGTGAAAAAATAAAAGTAACTTGCTTAACTGCTGCTGCTTATGCTAAACTACTTGGTATAAGCAATGCGTCTCCTGCTGCAGTAACTATGACTTACATAGTTTATGAAGCTGGAGCTGTAGTAGAAACTGCTACAACTTCTGCTGGTGTAGATGGTACAGCAAACACAATGATAAAGGTTGCAACGTCTCATTTTAAACTTGGTGATGTATACGAATGCATCTCAACATCAGCTAGTCATTGGCTTGTAAAAATTCATGGTGGAAATGGATTAATTGCAGCTGGTGATATAGCAGTAGATCCAGGTAATGCTGGTGGCTACATAGATTAAGGAGGTAGATGATGGCTAAAGCAAAAATGGGCGCATCTCATGGATGGACTGGAAACTACGTAGAATCAGCAACGGCTAGTTTTAGCTTAGTACCTGGTGATGCAGGAAAAACGTTTATCTTAAAAGATGCAGCTGTTACAGTAACATTACCTGCTTTAACTGATGTTGAAGCTGGATATTCTATAACTTTAATATCTGGCGATGATAGTGAACATATATTAACTGGCGGTGCTAGTAAAATATATGGCCATGCTATTGATGGAAGTGGTTCTGCTGCTGAAACAGTTTTACCACTTACTGGACATTCAACTATTACTCCAGGAGCTGGAATGATAATAGGTTCTAAATATGATATAACTACTGATGGTACAAATTGGTATGTTTATGTTATTGCTGGAGCTGAAGTAGCTGGTAGTTAATAAATAACAGTTTGGGTGCCTCCTCTGGTGAGCTTCCCCTCCCAAAGGAGGTATCCCAACATTAAAGGAATAAATGGATTTTGAAGCACAAGTAGAAAGTTTAACAGGTTTAACAATAAGTAGTTCAGGTACTACACCTACACAAGCAGAATTAACACAATTTTTGTCTGATGGTGTTTGTGATGTAGTAAATAAAATGATTGATTTAAAACCTCAAGAATTACATAAATTTGCAAGTACAACAACAGATTCAAGTAATTCAGGTATAGTTTATACAGGAAGAATATTGTCAGTTATGAGACATCATGATAGTGCAAGTATAATTAGATCTTGTGAACCTGTAGATGCTTCTGATAGATATGATGCAACTGATGAAACAAGTTTAAAATTTAGGTCTAAAACTAATCCTGGATATTATATATTAAATCAAAAAATATTTACAGTTCCTGCTTCTGCAGGTTCTAACAATGATGCTGTTGTAACTCAAGTTGTATATGATACAGGCCTTGCTTATACTGACTCATCAATAGATAATTTTCCAACTGAATATGAATATTTAGTACCGATGTATGCTGCTATTAAATCTTTAGAAGCTAAAATGGCAGAATATACAATAGATGAAGAAGATGTTGAATTAGTACAAGCAATAGCATTTAATTTAAATAGTTTAAAACAACAATATGAAAGCGAAATAATGGGGCAAGCTCAACCTAAAGGACAAACAGATGAAGGTTAAAGAATTAATGGAAAGAGTAGGAGCAGAAGGAGTTCCTACTGGTAGAGCAATAGCATATATAAAAGATGCTTTAGAAGAAATAAATGTTTTATCTGAAACTCATGTTAAAACAACAAAACAAACTATAACAAAAGATCAAAGATTTTATCACTTTCCTGATGATATGATTAAAGTATTATCAGTAAGATGTAAAAATCATTTAAACAGCAAAAGCGAATATCGTTCTATCCCTAGGTTATTATTTGAACCTAGAATAGTTGACGGTGATGGAGAATAAATATGGCAACAACTATAACTAATGCAACTTTAACAGTAACTTTAAAAGAATCTGTTATTTTAAATGGTAATGATATGGGTGGAACAAATACATTAACAATAGCAAATATAGATGAAGTGTTTAAAAGAATCGTTACATGTCCTGGAGATTCAGAAACTACATTAGCACATTTTCACAGTTCAGTTGCTGATGGAACATTATCTCCTTTAGATATAGATGATGTAAAATATATTAGAGTTACTAATAAAGACAATTCTCAAAGTTGTGTATTAAGTTTACAATCAGACGTTGGAGAAGATGATACTTCAGCAGATGAATCAGCTAGTATTTTATTAGAAGCTGGTAAAAGTTTTATAATGGGTGTACCAAACGATGGTATAGGAATATCAGATGCAAACGCTAATTTAGTTACAGATTTAGTAGATTTAGAAAGTATTGTAATATTTACTTCAACAAGTGATGCTGTAGATGTTGAAGTATTCATAGCAAGTACATAGGAGTATAAATGGCAGTTAAACAATATGGATATTATGTAAAGGGCAATAAAGTTGCTATTGTAGAAAAAGATACTCAATTTGATAATGATACATCATCTAGAGACTTTGGGCCAGGTTCAGAAAGAGCACAATGGAAATCGCCTAAATCTACAGTAACAAATGGTTTAGAATTTGAATATGTTTATAGTCCAGAATACTTTATTGATGAAACTGATAAAGTAGATACTCAAATAGATACATATTTATCACTTGATGGATTATTAAAACTTATAGACGCAGCAAGTGACAACTATTCTCAAGCTCCTCAAAGTTTAAGCGATGGTAGTTTTATAGTATTAAAAAATGCTGGTAAATTTAATGGACTACACAAAGTTAAAGATGCGGGTATAGGTTATATTACTTTATATACCAAGTTTAGTGGTAGTTCTACTGTAGCAAAAGCATTTGATCAAAATCCAAGTTTATATTATAATGTAGATATTTTAAATGATGAAGATGATACTATACCTGTGTCAAATTATTTATCTAAAGCAATAGTTTATTATGTAAAAGGTAGAATAGCTGAAGATGTTATGAATTTAGAAGCAAAAGAATATTTTATGAAACAATTTAGAAAAATGTTAGAAAAACACAACAATACGAGAGTTGGTGGTTTACGAATAACTGCTGTAGGCTCTCATGGAATATTATAAGGAGAGAAAATGGCAACAGGAAATAAAGCTTACACATCTCAAGAAGCAGGTAATCCCTACTTTAAAGGTGTTGTAGGAACAAGTTCATCAATTCCATCAAGAGCTATTATGAACAATGGATCAAGTGCATCAGTTAATATAACTTTTGCAGACGGTGTGGTAGCTGCAGTATTTATGGAACAAGGAAGATTGTATAAAATTTCAGCAACTGCTTCTAGTGCTAGTATTTTATATTTATATTAAGGAGGGGAAATGAGTTTAATAGAAAGTATTAAAAAACACGAAGGTTATGTAGGTATAGTTTATAAAGATAGTTTAGGTATAGATACTATAGGTTATGGTTTCGCAATTAAAGACTTAGAACTTGATGTAGATATATGTGATATTATTCTTGAACGTAAACTACACGCTTTAGAAGATAGTATTAATTTAAAGTTTGATTGGTTTTTAGATATGCCTACAAAAATACAAGAAGTAGTTACAGAAATGTGTTATCAAGTTGGTGTTACAGGTTTTTCTAAATTTGTTAAAACAATTAAATATTTAAAAGATAAAGAGTTTAAAAATGCATCTGTAGAAATGTTAGATAGTAAATGGGCAAAACAAACTCCTAATAGAGCTAAAGAAATGAGTAAAATAGTAGGGAGTATAGTTTAAATGGACGCAGATACGTTAAAATCGGCAATAATTGGTAGTGGAGGCATGAGTGTCCAGTTTATAGATATGTTGCCTGAAACAATACGTTTAGGCGTTGGAATCATTACTATAGTATACTTTGTATATAAAATTGCTTTAATTAGGAAAGAACTTAAAAAATAAATAAAAAGGGGAAGCTATGG